AAACTAATTATTACCTAATACAATAATAATAATTGAATTATAATATAATGTATTTATACGGGAGAGGGAGGGTCGCCACTAAAAAAGTTATCCACAGGTTTTTATTCGCTCTCTTTGTCGGCTAGAATTTCGTCATAAATTCGGTAATATTCGTCTGTATAATATTGGTATAAATCTATCGCCATAAGTTTGGTAATGGTAGTGTCTTCGGTGATAGGGTAGCCTAGTGTCTGGAAACTGTTGTCATAGTCGCTAGGCATCTCCTGCCAGTCGCTAATAATATCGCCATAGTAAATCGGAACGGAACTATCGGCTAATTCGTCTAGGTAAGACTTTGGGTCATTGACGGGGATAAATTCCCAGTTGTCGGTAATTTCACGCTTGATATCTAAGTAGTTCATTCGCATTAGTTAGTCTCCTCTAGTAGTTTAGCGCAGTCGGCGCAATTGAAAATCTCTTGAATTGAATTGTGAACGCCATTACAGTCAGACATTAGTAGGTATCCTTCTTTAGTGTCATCTTGCTGTCGGTTAGGTGTTGTTTGAAAAGGCGTTTAGCCTCGGTTAGCGTGTAATCGTAATAAGTCTGGCGTTCATACCAGTCGAACGGTGTCTGGCTATCTGACACTAATGCCGATAGGGTAATTGAACCGTTGCGGTTGCGCTCTTGGAAAATCATCTTGTCCCCTTAGATTAGTTTCATAGTTTGTAGGCAGGTGATTAGTTCGTGGCGGGTAGTATCGTGATTATCGTAATCTGAAAATAGACTAATGCGAGTGCTATAAATAGCGTTCCAGAGTTTGCTCGCTAAGTCCATAGTGCTTAGGTCATCAGCCTCGACATCAAGCCCAGCGCCGTCTGCGATAGCGGTAAACTTGTGTCCCTCGTACACTACTTCAATTCGTGCCATTGGTTGCCCCTTTGTTATCGGTTGTTATGTTTACAGTATAGCAGGTTGTTTTCGACTTGTCAAGTTATTTTGGAAAATTCTTTTGACTTGCTTTTTACTTGCTATCTCTGTTTTGTTATGTTCTAACTATAGCACACTATCGGGGATTGTCAAGGGGTTTTGGCAAAATAGTTTATAACGAAATTCGGCAAAATCGTTATAAAAATAGGCTTGACTTTTGCTTGATAGTGTGCTACAATACTGCGAGCGCTCGCCGTATCGTGCCTAGGCAGGTCTCGAACCTGCTTGTCCCCTATGGTCTAGGCTGGTGTTGCTATCCTGCTATGAACGCCGTTATTACTATGAACCCTACGAGCGTTAGGTAGGCGCTCGCCGTAATCAGTAGCAACCCGATTAGTCTGCCAGTGATTGCCCAGAGTAGTTTAGCGGTTGCCATTAGAAACCCCACGCTCTACGGATAATGTTTAGGTGCTTGCTTGTTGTCTGGCTGTATTTCATAGTAGTTAAATCGAAGTTGCCAGTTTTTGCGTGCTTGCCGGCAACCATAGTTTCATAACTGTAAACAATGTAATTTCCGGCTATGTCGTATTTTGCCGACAGGTTGCCCGCTGTGAATGGCTCGAAATCGGCTAGTAGTTGCTCGGCTTGGCGTAGTGTTGTCATTAGTTTCTATCCTTTGTTTTGGGTTGGTTGGTTAGTCGTTGCCTAGTTCGTAAAAGTCATCAGAGTCGAAATTACCAGACTCGTTGATTGCGTCAATTACTGAGATTAGTTCGTTCATTTTGGGTTGCCTTTCGGTTGGTTGGTTGGTTAGGCAGTTTAGCGACTTGCCTAGGTCAGTTGGCTTAGTAGTCGGCGCTCTGAATTGCTTTTGAAATTCGTTCAATTTGCTCTGGCGAAACCTCTGAAGTGGTTAGGCGTGTAAGTCTACGCTCTACAGCCTCGACGGTGTAGTAATTGGCGCGCCCTGCTAGTCGGTGTCCGACTTCTAGCCACTCGATTAGTTCTTCAATAGTCGAGTTCTTAGCGGTCTTTGCGTTCGTAATCATAATTTCAACTTTCGTTAGGTGATTACCTTGCCCGCCTATCGGGCAAAGTAAAGCCCTAACGAGGGCTGGTCCACTGTTGAATTGTCAAACGCCTAAGCGCCGATGAAGAAATTTTTGAAACTAAGCCGTTGCTCGTTCGCGGGATAAACCTGCGAACCGCCTACTCGATTTCGGAAAATCAACATACTCAAATCAAAGCACACTCGAACCGAAAGCGCAAATCGAAACGCCAAAATTCCCAAAATCCCCGTCATTACTGGGCTTTAGGCGTGTCGCTCTCGAACAAGCGTTCGAATGTCGAGCCTCAAAGAAATCATTTTATTCGAACAGGTGTTCGGTTTTTAAGCGGCGGCACCACCACACCCATTTTCTCAAATTTCCAAAATTTTTTGCCCCTATTTTTGCTACAACCAACATTTATGTGGTAAGATAGCAAGATGAGCGAAATAACAGTTTCAATGTCAGGCATCGGTGACTTCACCATGTCACTAGACATCCACGACCCAGCTACTATAGACGACCCGACTCAAACCGAGGTATGGCGAGCTACCTTCTGCGACCCATCAACAGGTGACTGCGACATTGTGTACTTTGAGATGTCTGGCGACTATGATACCTGGGATATACTGGATGAGGCTATTCAAACATATCGCCTGGAAGTTTAAACACCTCAAAACACCTACCTCAAATTTTTTTCGCATAATTTTTAAAACATTCAAGGAGCACAAATGTCACGCGGATTAACAGACGCACCACTACCAGAAGAATCAGCTAACACACAGCAGGAGCTAAACGAAGCCCTTGAAATGGTATATGAGATGCAGCAGGTTGTTCAGGAACTAATCAACCGCCATAACGACCTTGTGAATAAAGTTGAGAAACTAGAGACTACACTCACAGAAGCTCGTATTCAGTTTGAAGCGCAGAAGCTAGTCTGGAATAAAGGTTTGTAAATGGCATCATATCCACTAAGCTCAACAGGCTCACACAATCAAATTGCTCTACTAGATGACATCCTGATTAAGGCAGCTGCTGGAGGTAAGTCAGGTGCCGAGATGGAGCGTATGACAGGTATTCCTGCTGCCCAGGCTGTGCATCATGTTAAACAGTTGCTTCAGACCCGCAACGTATGGACTGAGCATGAACAACGTCAGCTGCTATTAACTGAGCTACATGATTTGAAGAACCAGCTACAGGAGCAGTCTAAGGGCGGTGACCTGGATAGCCAGCGTTTGATGCTAAAGACTCTGGAGACTATCGGCAAGCGCCTTGATGGGCAGCAGCAGGCACTAGATGAGAATATGATAAAGCTGACCCAGTTCCAGGAGCGTGTGCTGCTGCGAGCTATGGACACTGCACTGACTTTCGCAAAGGACCAGCTAGAAGAGCGTTACCCTCAGATTACCAGGGGCGAGCTTGAAGAGCTTGTTGCAGAAGGCTTGCAACACGCTAAGAATGAAATTGTAGAAGAATAAGCCTAATGATAAACAACGTACTAGATGCGGTTATCGCAGACCTTCGTGGTCGGTCTAAGAAGGCCGAGTACCTGACTGACCCTGCTCTATGGGCTAAGGAAGTCCTTGGTAAAGAGCTTTGGTCTAAGCAGCGTGAGATTGCTAACTCTGTAGTTGAGAATTCTCACACTGCGGTTGTAAGCTGTAACGGTGCTGGTAAGTCTGGTCTTGCTGGTATTTTGGCGGTATGGTGGGTTGCTGTACATGACCCTCGCGATGTTGCTGTGATTTGTTCGGCTCCGACATACATCCAGATTGCTCGAGTGCTATTTAAAGAGATTCAGGATAACTTCCGCCTTGCTAAAGAGCATGGCCACACGCTGCCTGGTTATATCACGCAGTCGCAGGAGTGGAAGCTCGATGACGGTACGGTTATGGCTTGGGGTCGTAGACCTGCCGATAAGGACATTGTTAGCGCCTTCCAGGGTATCCACAGACGTTATGTTATGGTGGTCCTGGATGAGGCCGGTGGTATCCCAGAGGATTTGTATACTGCGACTGAAGCGGTTACTAACACTGAGGGTGCTCGTGTGTTGGCAATTGGTAACCCCGACTCTCGTGGAACACCTTTTCACAGAATCTTCCGAGAAGACCCTACTTGGACCAAGATTAAGATTTCAGCCTTTGACACACCTAACTTCACAGATGAGGTTATCTCAGAGGAGCTTAAGCCACTTTTGATTCAGCCTGAGTGGGTTGAGCGTCAGAAGATTTCATGGGGCGTTGAGAGTGCTAGATATAAATCGAAAATCCTTGCTGAGTTCCCAGATGAAGCTGACAACACCTTCTACTCGCAGATTGCGCTTGACAGAGCAATTGATGCTAACATCACAGAGGATTACGACATCATCCCTAAGCTCGGCTGCGACGTTGCTCGCTTCGGTGAAGATGACTCTGTGGTTTATATCAACCGAGGTGGCAGAAGCCGTAAGCTAGAGAGCTGGACTAAGGCCACCGCTATTGAGAGTGCCAACAGGATTCACAGGCTGGCCATTGAGCATGGCTGTAAAGAAGTCCGAGTCGATGGTGCCGGTCTTGGTGGCCCGATTATCGATATCCTTGTGAACCTTGCTAGAGACTCATATACAGTTATCTCTATGCTGGGTTCAGCTGCAAGCCCTGACAATAACCGTTGGGGTAACGCTCGTGCTTATAACTTCGACTCTCTACGAGAGCAGATGCTGGCTGGCGAGATTGACCTTGACCCAGATGACAAGCAGTTGCTTGATGAGCTGTTGATGATTCAGTATAAGTTCACTAATAAAGGTGCGATTCAGATTGAGTCGAAGGATGATATGCGCTCACGAGGCGTTAAGTCTCCCGACCACCTCGATGCCCTGGTCTATGCCACTGTGAACCTGGATTACTTGAGCAACTCTGCCTATGGCGATAAGAAGCCTGGTGATGTTATCACTTGGGATGCAAACGAACTAGATGCAGAGCACCCTTTTTACAGCACCTGGACTTGGTAAACTGTCCTGAATGTGTGATACAATAGTATTACACTACTTTTTAAGGACTTTTTAATGACTTCTGAGGACTTTTCTTCACAAATTCAGTCGCTAATGAATGAGAACGAAGTTCTCTCGGAGAGTTACGCTGCTATGGCGAGCGCAATCCTAGCATTTGAGGACAAAGGCTGGAACGCACTTGGCTCTGTTGCGCTGAATGACTCATTCCAGCTTGACCAACTCCAGAAGGCAGCGGATGTAATCCGAGAGACCTCTGAGGCTAACCCACTACTTAAGCGTGGTTGCGGTCTTCGTACATCTTACATCTTCGGTCGTGGCGTTACCTTCGGCGAACAGCCACCTCGCGTCAAGAAGGCCATGATGGACCAGCAGAACCAGGATGTTCTGTTCTCGTCTGAAGCTCAGGTAATCAACGAGCGTAGCCACTTCACAGACGGTCAGTTCTTTGTGCTTGGTTCAATCACCAGCAAGAAGTTTCAGCGTGTGCCTTTTAATGAGGTTACTGGCGTTGTAACCGACCCTGATGACCCAGAAGCAATCCGCTACTACCGCCGTTCATGGACTCGCTACGAGCAGGAGCTTAACGCTTCATCTCCTAAGGCTGTTCAGATGAACGTTTGGTACCCAGCTGACACTTATGAGCCTATGGGTGGCAAGTTCGCAGCTACCATTCAAAACCAGCGAGTTGACCGTTCATACCGAATGTTTGCATCTCGTGTAAACCGTCGTGCTGGTCAAATCTGGGGTGTTCCAGATGCTTTCCCTGCACTTCCTTGGGCACACGCTTATAACGACTACCTAAAAGATGGTTCTCGTATGCTGAAGGCTCTGTCGATGTTTGCATGGCAGTTGAAGTCAAAGACCAAGGCTGGCGTTAACGCGGCTGCTGCGACTATCGCAACTCCAACTCAGGCAGGTTCTACCGCTGTGATGGGTGCCGATGTCGAGCTATCATCTATGCCACGCTCAAGCTCAACAATTGACCTCACCAACGGTCGCCCATTGGGTTCGATGGTTGCGTCTGCACTTGAGGTTTCAGTTGTTGCGCTTCTTTCAGACCCAGGCACCTCAGGTGCTTATGGAACTGCACAGACTCTAGATGTTCCTACTGTGAAGGCTATGGAAGCTCGCCAGCAAGTTTGGTCGATGTTCTACCGTCGCATTATGAAGTTCATTGGTGCAAACCCTGACACACTTGCTATCAACTGGCCAAAGATTGAGACCGAACCTTCACAGAGAATGACTCAGGCTCTTGCTCTTGCGTTTGAGTCAAAGGCTATTCACCAGGATGAGTACCGCGAAGCAATCCTTGAAGTTCTCGACATCGCTAAGTTGCACGATATGGCTCCAGATGACGGCATCAATGATGTTGCTCATCAGAATGACGTGAACAACCAGAATGACCAGCAGAACAGTAATGATACATCGGCTGTTCCAAGTCAAGGAAACTCTGGTTCGGTTGGTTCGATGCAGGACAACACAAATGACACTAGAACTCAGGATGCAAAACCTACTGCATAACACAATGTATGCTATAATAGTGTTTAGTAAATAACTTATTGGAGAAATATGTCAGTAACGCTGAATGAGAACGCCTCACTCGCTACCCCAACTAAAAAGGGTAATAAGTGGAGCGTAAAAGTTATTGAAGCCGGTTGGGGTTCATCTGGTTACTACGGCGCAGATATGCTTGCCGAGTACGGGCCTCAGGTTTTCAAGGCTGGAACCAAGGTATTCATGAACCATCCGAGTGCAACCGAATCATCTGACCGCCCAGAGCGTGACGTTCACCAGCTTGCCGGTAAGCTAACCTCTGATGCTGTGTTCTCAGAGAACGGTCTTGTTGCAGAAATCGAATTTTATTCTCACTATGCTCCTATTATCAAGGAGATGGCTGGGGATGTAGGCTTGTCAATCCACGCACTAGGTAATGCTACTGTTGGTGAGGCAGAGGGTCGTCAAGGACCCATCATCGAATCGCTTGTGTCAGACCCTATGACCAGCGTTGATGTTGTAACCGTAGCTGGCGCAGGAGGAAAGTTTTTGAACCTTCTCGAGAGCTACACCAGAAAAGATACTGAAACCACTCCGGTTGCAGAATCCGTATCGGAAGGAAATGGAATGTCCATTACTAAGGAAGAATTTGAGTCAGCAATCGCTGAACTCAAGACTGCCTTCGTTGAGGCACTCACGCCTGTAGTCGAGTCAGTTTCGATTCTGGCTGAGGCTGCAAAGCCTGCTGAAATCGTGGAAGGTGAAGAGGCTGTTGAAGAACTAGCTGAAGCACTAAACCCAGTTGACGTAGCATTGCAGTTCAACGAGTCCGGTCTACCACAGAAGGCAATTGCTCGTGTAGCAGAGACCCTGAAGTCAGAGACCAACGAAAAGACTGTAGCAGAGCTAATTGAAGCGGAGCAGGCATACGTTGCCGAAATCGCTGCTGAGGTTGCTGCTGTAGAAACCCCTGCCACTGAAGACACCACTGGTGTTATTCAGGAAGCAAACAAGTCAAGCCTAGTCGACGAGTGGGAAGCAGTTACTTCTCGCATCACTGGCGTTAAGTAAGAAAAGGAAAAGTAAATGGCTCTTAACGAGATTTACAAAGACGGCAATGAGCTGGTTTTCCCTGTTGCAAGCACTGTTAACTCAGGCGACTTGGTTCAGGTTGGTCAGATTGTCGGAATCGCACAGCGCGACGCAGCAGTAGGCGAAGACGGTAACTACTACACTACCCTCAAGCTAAATGGCGTTGTAGCCCTAACCACCTCAGTAGCAATTACTGTTGGTGCAGCCGTATATGTTACCTCAGCTGGCGTTATTAACGTTACTGCTTCAGGCAACAAGTTCATCGGACACGCAATCGCAGCAAAGACTGGCACTTCAGCTGGCACTGTCTACGTTCGCCTAGTTCCATCAGCAGCGTAAGGATATAGACAATGACTGAAAACATTACCCCACGCAACCTAGAGGCTGCAAAGCTACTCGAAGGTGCACTACGCGGCGACCGCGCAGACAAGCTAAAGCTACAAGAAGGTATCTCTACCTCAGACCTTCCTGTGCAGTTGGCTCCAGCCATCAACAAGATTCTTCTTGAGAACTACCAGGCAGCTCCAAAGGTTTGGGACCGTTTCGCAAGCAAGCTAGTCCTTGATGACTTCCGCCCACAGACATACATGAACCTAGCCTACGAAGACGAGGGTAAGGACAACGCTGGAGACACATTCCGCGCTGGCTCACTTCCTACCGTTGGCGAGTACGACGAGTACCCAACCGCCGGTTGGTTTGCTGCTACTGAGCAGTCAATCCAGCTAAAGAAGGCCGGTCAGCGTATCCGTTTCTCATGGGAGTCAATCGTTAACGATGGCAACATCGGTCTTCTAGAGCGTCTACCTGTTGAGCTTGGCCTAAAGGCTGCTGGCAAGGAAGACGAAGAAGTTACTAAGCAGCTTGTTTCAGCTTCTGGCTTGAACGCTACTAACTTCAACTCTGGTAACGGTAACTTGTTCAACTTCGCCCTAACTCTTGAGAACCTAGAGCTTGCAATCCAGGCTGCTAACACTCAGGTTTACAACGGCCAGGTAGTAACCCCTATCTCACGTTTCGCATTGGTTATCCCTGCGTCTCTAGAGTTGACTGCTCGCAAGATTCTTGCAGTTCAGTCAGTTCAGACCGACGTAACTACTGGTGATGTTGCAACTCGCACCATCTCTGGTAACCCAATCGGCTCACAGATTGAGATTGTTGTAAACCCTTGGATTAAGAAGATTAACTCAGGCGCAGACGCTTTCTGGTTCCTAATTCCAGTTCCATCTGCAACCTTGAACCCTTCAGTTGCTCTTGGTTTCCTTCGTGGATACGAGACTCCTGAGCTTCGCGTTAAGGCTAACGGCGGTCTATACCTTGGTGGCGGTGCAGTTCCTGCTCGCGACGGTGGTTTCGACAACGACGACTTCGAGATGCGTATTCGTCACATCGCTACTGGTGGCTTCTTGGTTCCAGCTGGTACCATTGCATCACGCGGTGGCGCAAGCTAAACCTAGCTCCAAATTGCAATCCCTCACCCTTCGGGGTGGGGGATTTGCTTTTGTCTGTGGGGTATGTTATAATGGTAGACCAACCACAAAACACTAACCTTTAAAGGAGGATATATGAGCATCTTTTCATTCAAGCTCACAGACGAATTCGTCAGCGATTATCGCAAAAAACAGGCACCATTCGGTTACACCGACGTTGCCGGTAACTCGGTAGGTGAAATTACCTTCCTGAGAACCTACAGCAGGCTCAAGGAAGACGGAACAAAGGAAACTTGGGCAGATGTATGTGAGCGTGTCACAAATGGCACCTACAGCCTTCAGAAGGACTATGCGAAGCAACAGAGACTGCCTTGGTCAGACGCAAAAGCACAGGCTTCGGCAAAGGAGTTCTTTAGTCGTCTATTTGACCTAAAGTGGACACCACCTGGTCGTGGCCTATGGGTCATGGGAACTGACATTGTTAATGTTCAGAAGAACTCAGCAGCCCTTCAGAACTGTGCGTTTGTCTCAACTAATGAGATGACCAAGAATAACCCAGCAAAGCCATTCAACTTCCTTATGGAAGCATCTATGCTTGGCGTTGGCGTTGGCTTTGATGACAAGGGTGCAGACAAGGGCTTTGAGATTTACGCTCCAGGCGCTCCACAGACTTACGACATTCCTGACACTCGTCAGGGTTGGGCTGAGTCACTAGCAGCAGTTATCAACTCGTTTCTAAAGCCAGGACAGCCTAGCTGGGACTTTAACTACGACCAGGTTCGCCCATACGGTGAGCCTATCAAGACCTTTGGTGGAACTGCCTCTGGTCCTGAGCCTCTGATGAAGTTGCACAACGGTATTCGCAAGATTTTCCTTGGTCGTGAAGGTGAGCAGCTAACTCGCAAGGACATCGCTGACATTGGTAACATGATTGGTGTTGCTGTTGTTGCTGGTAACGTTCGCCGTTCAGCGGAGCTTCTAATCGGTCGCATTGACGACGAGGACTTCCTAAACCTAAAGAACGCAGAGCGATTCCCTGAGCGTAACTCATATGATGCAGAGGCTCCAGGCTGGGCTTGGATGTCTAACAACTCAGTAGAGGTTTCAGTTGGAACTGACTTCAGCCCTATTGTTGATGGCATTATCCGCAATGGTGAGCCTGGAGTTATCTGGATGGACCAGTCACGCAAATATGGTCGCCTAAAAGATGCCCCAAACAATAAGGACCACCGAGTAGTCGGATATAACCCTTGTGCAGAGCAGTCACTAGAGTCATTCGAGATGTGTACCCTTGTAGAAACCTACTTGAACCGTCACGAGTCACTAGAGGACTTCAAGCGTACTTTGAAGTTTGCTTACCTCTACGCAAAGACAGTAACTTTGCTTCCTACTCACTGGGAAGAGACTAACGCCATTATGCAGCGTAACCGCCGTATCGGAACATCTATTTCTGGTATCGCTAACTTCGCTGATAACAATGGCATCCCAGTCTTGAAGCAGTGGATGGATGAAGGCTACGACACAGTAAAGAGCTATGACGAGATTTACTCTGAGTGGCTAGGCGTTCGCCCTTCTGTGAAGATGACAACAGTTAAGCCATCTGGCACTGTATCAATCCTCGCAGGTGAATCACCAGGTGTTCACTGGACTCCGGGTGGCGAATACTTCCTTCGTGCAATTCGCTTCAAGAACTCTGACCCGATGCTACCTCTATTCAAGATGGCTAACTATCGAGTCGAGGCTGCTTCAGAAGACCCAACTGGCACCTCAGTTGTATTCTTCCCAATCAAGGCTGGTGCAAAACGTGCTGAACGTGATGTATCAATCTTCGAGAAGATGGCTCTTGCTGCAACCGCACAGCGTTACTGGTCCGATAACTCAGTATCTGTGACTGTGACATTTGACCCAGAAACAGAATCAAAGCACGTTGGAACCGTATTGCATATGTACGACGGTCAGCTAAAGACTGTATCGTTCTTGCCATCTGGAAACCACGTTTATCCACAGATGCCTTACACACAGATTCAAAAAGAAGAGTATGAAGAATACGCATTGCAGCTCTTTCCGATTGATTTTGCTGGTGTCTATGCTGGTATGGCAGCTGACGCAGTTGGCGAAGCGTACTGCACCACAGATGCTTGTGAAGTCAAGTTGATTGTGGAGAACAATAAGTAAGATATAATAGAAGCACATAGTTCCTCCTTACTATGTGTGTTGTGTTAGAGAAACCCCTCGTTGAGCATTTATCGCTCCGAGGGGTTTTTCGTATTTCGAGACAATCAGTGGTATAATAGATGTATTATGACAATCTACTTCCCTGACACAAATCTCCCTCCCCAGTCCCAGGATTGGACTCAGAAGGTTGAGAAGGAAATTAAGAAACTAGATAAGCGACCAATCGGCGGCGGCGGTGGTGGCTCAGATTCTGGCACCGGAACGCAGGGGCCAGCTGGACCACAAGGCCCTCAAGGTATTCAAGGAGAACAAGGTGCACAGGGAGAAACAGGCTCACAAGGGCCTCAAGGAATTCAAGGCGAAACTGGCCCAATGGGACCACAAGGTCTACAGGGAGAAACTGGCCCTACAGGCGATACTGGACCTCAGGGTTCGCAGGGAATACAGGGTATTCAAGGAGAGACTGGTGCAACAGGACCTCAGGGGCCTCAGGGTATCCAAGGTGAGACTGGTCTTATGGGACCGCAGGGAGAAACTGGTCCTCAGGGCGCAACTGGGCTCACTGGCCCAGCCGGTGCTGATGGTGCTACAGGTCCGACAGGTCCTGAAGGTCCTATGGGTGCTACTGGTCCAACTGGCTCTACTGGCGCTACTGGGTCAAAAGGCGACCAAGGCTTAACTGGTTTATCTGCTTATCAGATTGCACAGCTAGATGGATTCACCGGTACAGAAGCTGAATGGCTTGACTCTCTTGTTGGCCCTCAAGGGTCTACTGGTGCAACAGGTGCAACAGGTGCAACTGGCCCACAAGGAATCCAGGGAGCTACCGGAGCCACCGGCCCTGCTGGACCTGGCATTGCAGCCGGTGGAACCGCTGGCCAGATTTTAACAAAGGTTGATGGCACAGACTACAATACCTATTGGACAAATGTAGCTCCAGCTGCATCTTACACCTCAACTATTAAGCATGAAGTAAAACTTGGCGATGCAATTGCTAAGGGGCAAGCTGTATACGTCTCATCTGCTGATGGCACAAACATGATTGTCTCCAAGGCATCTAATGCAGCTGAAGCAACATCGTCTAAGACTATGGGTCTACTTGAAAATGGTGGGTCAACTAATGCTAAGGTTAATGTTATAACCGAGGGCTTGCTTGCTGGCTTGGACACCTCTACAGCAACAGTTGGCGATGCGGTATGGCTTGGAACTAATGGTAACCTTATCTTTTGGCACTATGGCGGCTCAACTACTAAACCATCTGCACCTGACCACCTTGTGTACATTGGTGTTGTAACTCGTGTAAATGCTAATAATGGTGAAATCTTTGTTAAACCACAAAACGGTTTTGAGCTAGATGAACTACACGACGTGAAGATTGATGCTCCTGCAACTGGTGAGGTTATTCAACGCACAGCCTCTAACCTATGGGAAAACAAGACGCTTGCCGAGGCTGGCATTTCAGCGGTTGGTCACACCCACTCGTCTGCTGATATCACATCTGGAACCCTAGATATTGCTCGTATTCCAACTGGCACAACTGGAACAACAGTTGCGCTTGGTAATCACAATCACAATGGAACCTATGCAGCAGCATCACACACTCATGCAGCAGCTGATACTACATCGGGTATTTTTAATATCGCTAGAATTCCAACTGGAACAACTAGCACTACTGTTGCACTGGGTAACCATTTACATACTGGTGTTTATGCGGCTGCTTCACACACTCACGCAGCTGCAGATGTTACTTCTGGCACGCTGGACATTGCACGTGTTCCTACTGGTACAAGCGGCACTACTGTTGCTTTAGGTAACCACACTCATGCATTTGCTGACTTGACAGCCAAGCCAACTACTATTGCTGGATACGGCCTTACGGATGCTGCATCTAACGTTAATACAAAAATTAGTCGTACAGATTCTATAGAGGAGGGAGGCCAGCTGGGACTTGCTAGAGCAGTAGATAATACTATAGCGTGGAGTATTGATGCTTTTGGCTCAACTGTTTCACCATCGCTAAGAATATTTGATTCAGGTAATAACGTAGTATTATCTATTGATGGCACAACTAGGGATGTCACCTTTCTAAGAAAAGCAGTTGCAACAAATACTGCTTATTCTATGGCAGCTGGCTCTGTTTCTGTTACAGCAAGCGCATCTGTTACTTTTCCAGCTTCACGATTTAGCGTTGCACCAATTGTTACAGCAACGCTGGTTTCGTCTGCCACTTCAACATCTGCAACAGTTGGTAGCGTTACAGCATCAGGTTTTACTGTCTACGCTTGGGCTGGCACAGCAGGAGGAAACGTTGGTCGTACAGCTAACTGGACCGCAATTCAAATGACATCAGGAGCAGCAGCAGGATAATGATTAAAAACCTAACTTGCCACACAAGTGGCTGTGAGAATAACGGCATTGCAATCCCATTCGAGGACCCAGCGGAACTCTGTATCTGTGGACCATGTGGTCAACAGATTACAGATATCGTTGAGATAAGATAGAATAAAACTATGACGGATACAACCCCTCCAAACTATGCCACCGCTATCGGCCAAGTTCGATTGCTAATCCCAGACACTGAGCAGCTGGATAACCTAGCCGACCCTAATGCTGACGCATCTTACCTGTTCAACGATTCGCAGATTCAAGCGTTTCTTTCACTCTACAGCGACAACGTTAAGAGAGCAGCAGCTCAGGCTAAACTTGTTCTAGCTACGTCTGAAGCGCTAATCAACAAGGTTATTCGCACAGCTGACTACACTACCGATGGAGCAAAACTTGGTGCAGAGCTTCGTGCTCAAGCTAAGGCTCTACAGGATGAAGCAAAGGAAGATGATATGGTTGACCAGTACGAGTCATTTGTCATCGCACCCCCTGCTGTGAAGTGGGGAAACACTTGGCTCTAAACTCAAGAGGCGCTATTGACCCTCGCTGGTTAACGCATAACCGAGCAGTTGGCTATGCGCTTAACTTGGCGACTGTTGAGGTATTTAATCCTGCAAGTAGTTCGCAGGTATATGACGCTGTTAATAATACTTGGACCGGCGACGCTACCACTATCTACACTGGCCCTGCTCGCATCCAGCCTGTAGGCAGCCCTTCAGAGACATCAAACGCTTACGACCCTGCCTTCGTTAAGACTATTCGAGTGCAGTTGCCTTACAATAAAAACACCGCTGTTGGGCAGGATGTACAGATGCCTGACATTAGACCTAACCACAGACTTAAGGTGGTTACATCTTCTTATGAGGAAAGTCTAACTAAGTTTGTTTACATCGTTACAGACGTGTTAAATTCAAGCAACGCCTGGGAGCGTACGCTTCTGTGCAAGGTTGACTCAGAATTGGACCCTACGGTAACTAGCTAATGCCTGGAAAACGTACTGGTAAAGAAACCACGCCACCAGAACTAGGTGGCTCAGTTGGCGTACTATTCGTAATAGAAAAGCAAGAGTTTGTTCGTGGTACTAGAAAAGTAGCTGCCGAGCTATCTAAAATTGATAGAGCAGCCATTTCAAAAAAGGGCTATAAGAAAGATACCTTTTCTATTGAGTTTGAAAAAGACGGTGACAGCTTTAAAGAAGTTGGTGCAGTTCAAATCAGGGCATGGGACAGGGCTTTGGAGGATAGCGCGAACGAATGGGGTAAGATGATTGCCTCTGCTGGTAAAGATTACTTTAGAGAGATAATCAAGTCAGCCCCAAACAAGACTAAAGGTCCAGGCCGTATTGAGACTCATGAGATGCTGGATTCTGTTCGTGGCCGCACTAAGAGCCTGAAGAACGAGACTATCGTAGCAGTTGGATGGAATACTGGCCTGGTTGGTGCACAGGGTAAATATTATCGCTACTTCTCGTTTCAGGAAGATGGCATCAGTAATGGTACAAGCCCTATGGGTGCTGTCCCAAAGACCGCAGCTTATCTATCTTCTCAGTTTGACAAGAGTTTTGGTAGGATGCTAGAATACAGAATGAAGAACCTAAAATGACATTAATGCAAGTTCAAGATGCAATTGTGGCCGAGCTAGGCGAACTATCTCAGGACATCTATGATGATGGCGTTCCTGACGACACTCGTCTACGCTTCGACTCAGCAGGGAACCTGTTACCTTATATTATTGTAGAACACGCTGGCGTAACTGTGAATCAAGCAGGGATGCCAGTCACAGGAGTGAAGGATGCTGCCGGCAACTCGGTGATGTCTGTCCTGTGCATTGCCCCAAGTCAAAGGGCTTCACGTCAGGTCGCTGAATTAGTGCGACAGAAACTTATTGGCTTCAAACCATTAGACGCTGGCGAGTTAACACCAATCACTTCTCCATACACATATATTGATGCAACGGCTCGACCAACTCGATACGTCTCTGAGATTATGTTTTCGTTTATTTTGAACACTGTATGGTAGAATAGAACCTAGTATGGAAGGAATATCATGGCTCTAGCAAAGAACGTGGTTACTGGTATCGTATCTAACGTGCCAGCACACTACATCGAGCACCCAGTTTTGGGCAAGAACCTAGTCGCTGTAGGCGAAGAGGCTCAGGCTGCACCAAAGAAAGAAACAAAAAAGAAGGAGCAGCCTGCTCCAGAGGTCGAGCTAATCGTAGCAGAACCTGTAACTATTACTGAAGAAAACGAGGAATAAAGCATGGCAACTAAGATGCTTCGACCTAACGTTGGTCTTTTCGTTGCGACTAGCGATGCTTTCGGTGGTGCAGACATTACTGCTTCGACCTGGGCACCTACTCTAGCGCAGCTTACTGACCCAACTAAGGTCTTCAACATTTCACAAGCCGTCACTGACGACTACACCCTTAACATGACCGACTCTGACAACGACAGCTCTCTTGCTATTGTTGACAACGCTTCTGTTGAGACCCCAACTATGTTCAACTACGAGGCATCTCTTGATGGCTTCCGCGATGCAGATTCAGCAGCTGATTCAGCATACAACCTTTTCAAGACTAAGTTTGTTGACGCAGCAGTTGGTACAAAGTATTACCTAATCAAGCGCATTGGTAAGACTGCAACCGCAGCCTTTGCTGTTGGCGACCTAGTTAGCGCTTACGGCGTAACTACCGACTACCCAGTTGCTTTGATTGGCGACGGCGAGATGATTCGCGATGGTGCTCGCTTCTTGACTACCGGTGAGCTTGCAGTTAACGTTGCAACCGCTTCTGGTACCGCAGGTGCTGGTCCAACAACTAAGACTATTACCGGTACAAAGCTACAGTCAAACGGAAACCTTGCAGTTTACTGGGTTCCAGTTGCCGATGTTACCAATGAGTCTGCTTTTCTAGCCTCACCAGATGCCTCGGTTATTACTGGTGGCGTAAACCTTACCGAAGCAATCGCTTGGGATGGTTACGACCTCGGTGCTGGCGAGTCAAACAAGATTGACGACAAGGGAATTGTTGACAAGTCGAACGCACAGGTTCGTGGCTTTGCTCAGTTCTCTGGTTCGCTAACCTTCTTCCGAGGCATCACTTCAGAGACCACCGGTGCTTACGCAGACGCATTTGCTACCTTCAAGGGTGCAACTGATGCTCGCGTATCAGGTTACCTAGTAACTCGTATTGGCGATGGCTCTGGAGCAATTGCAGCTGGTGATGTTGTGAACGTATTTAAGTTCATCGCAGATGCTGTTATGGACAACACCGAAGGCGAAGACTCTGTGAAGTTTATGGTTAACTTCATGCCACAGGGACAGCTTGCAGTTAACAAGACCGCAGTAGCCTAATAAAAAGAACAGTCTGGGGAGAGGTTTGCGCCCATTCCCTCTCCCCAGACTTTAAACATTTATAATGGGTATTTTTCATAACTGAAAGGCGCAAATAATGACAGAAAACAACACACCAGAAAACGTAGTTAACCTTGCTGAAGCAGCACAGAAGCGTGGCAAGTTTAACCTAGCCGACACCATTAAAGGTCGCGGCTACCCAGAGGCATCTGTGGATGTATACCTAGATTCGGGTTCAGCTTTTGAGCTAGAGCAGGTAAACCAGAAGTTGCAGGAACTTTCAAACCTTGGTCAGCTAGAGGATTACGATAAGCTAAATATTGTTGCTCGTGAACTCGCTGATAAGATTGAGGAATCAAAACTAACATTCCATATGCGTGGCGTAGGACAGGCAATCGTGGAAGACGCTGTGAAGAACGCAGATAAGTTGGCTCCGAATGTAGACGGAGAAGACAACCCTGAGTGGGTGAAGTTCTACCTAAGCTACCTAATCGCAGCTAACGTAACCAAGGTTACCGATGCAGAAGGCAACGAAGACACAAGCAAGTTCTCTATGGAAGACATGATTGAGATTCGCGGAATCATCCCTGTGGATTCATGGGGTAACCTAGTTGAGACTATGCAAAAGCTAACCCTAGCTGGCTCGTATTTTGAGGCAGTTACGGATGCAGGTTTTTTACCGAAGTCCTAACATGGGAAGGTAATCGCCCTTATGTCACAAGCATAAAAGCAGCGATTGCAGCAGGTATTCGCCCAGTCGCTATGCTGTTCCATGAGCAGCCTAGCGACCCCTGGGTGCCTTTCGACTTCAAGTTACTAGAGGCATACCAAATCCTTCAAGACGAAACCTGCAACGAGTGCGGTAATCCTATTTGGATTTGCCGTAACGAAGAGGCTTCCAATGTTGGGTTTAAAGTAAAGATTGCCACTTGCTTTGCCAAAGCAGAACTTGATAAGTGGAGAGAAAAAGAAGAAAAGAAAAAGAATAGCAAGAGCGCATACGGTCAGTACCCATACACTGTTGCATACACTTACGACGATAGTCCTATGCCAAGTCGTAAGTCATATTACGAATCCCTTATAGTGGCAGACTAAAAACCTGCCACTATAAGATAGAATTAAATAAGACAATCGGCATAGGTGGTACATACTTTGGACATTAGAGTCAAAATCTCTCTTGCAGCAGACGGCGTAAAAAAAGGCGCATCTGAGGCAATTGGTGCAATCAAGCACCTGACAGGTACAGCACAGGCTGATACGAAGAAACTTAACGCTTACGTTGAAAAGTCTTTCAACGACCAGACTAATGCTTACACAAAAGCTAAGAGTCGTGACATGAAGGCCCTCTCGGATTTTGAGAAGAAGGCTATGTCCTCAAATCGTCGCATGGCAAAAGAGGCTATGCGTGCTCAGTACGGTGCTACTGGAAATGCACCAACTGCTAGAGCAGTCACTCCGCGAGCTGTTACACCTATGGCTCGTGTTGAGCAAGCAAACTACAAAGCTGAACCAACACTAGGTCGCCAGATGGCACTTCGGACTTCCGAAGTAAAGAAGCAAGTTGCAGAGCTTAAGAAGCAGGCAAATGACTTAGCTGTATCATTTAAAAATAAAAGCTCACTTTTAGTATCAGCTAAGTGGGACCAGGCAGCCGCTTCTTACACGCGTAAGAAGTGGGACACTTTCTACAACAACATGGCCCACCAGCGAGACCTAACTCTTCGTATTAATAGTGGTGACTTTGAAGCGTCTATGGGTCGTGCGCGTTATGCGCTATATGACTTAGGCCGTCAGGCTATGGGTGTCGGCCTTGGCATTGCAGCCGGTTTTGGATATGCAATTAATGCCGCTGCAAAGTTTGAGTCAGCCTTTACCTCTGTGGAGAGAACCTCTGGCGTAGCAGGTGCTGCCGCTGAGAATCTAAAGAATCAGTTGATGGATATTGCCACAACTTCACCTATCTCATATGAAGAGATTACAAAGATTGCAACCCTTGGTGCACAGCTGGGCATCGCCTCTAGTGCGCTTACTGGCTTTACCAATACCGTCGTTGCCTTCTCTGGCATCACAGGTATTGCAGTAGAAGAGGTCTCTACCTCGTTCGGTCGCCTAAGCCAGATGCTTGACGTGCCAGTCGCCCAGTTCGAGAATCTATCTTCATCTATTGCTTATGTCGGCGTAAACGCAGTTGCAACCGATAAAGAAATCCTCACAATGTCAGAGTCTATTGCAGCAACTGCATCACAGGCTGGCTATGCAACTGACGAGGTAATTGGTATGGCCGGTGCTCTAGCGTCTCTAAAGGTTCGACCTGAGGAAGCTCGTGGTGTCCTGCTCCGTATGTTCCGTACTATTAGTACAGGCGTTAACGAGGCTGGCCCACTTCTAAACGACATGGCATCTGTGTTGGGCACTAATGCCGATGCAGCTGCTAAAATGTGGAAGCAAGACCCAAGTGGTTATTTCCAGAAACTGATTGAGGGAGCATCAGCGACTGGACAGCTTGACCAGGTTATGAGTTCGCTTGGCGTAACTAACACTCGTGAGCTTAACGTAGTACAGCGCCTCGCTGGCAACATGGATGTCCTTAACGAGTCTATGGCAAATGCTCGTGAACAGTATGCGCTTGGTACCTACTCGGCAGATGCTTACTCTAAAGTTCAAGATGACCTTATGACTAAGTTTGCTGTTTTTAAATCATCGGTTGACCAACTTGCAGCTGCTTTTGGTGACACTTTCCTTGGCCCACTAAAAGGTGTAATGGATTTTGTGAATGGGCTTATCGAAGGTATCGCAAAGATGCCTGATGGTTTCAAGTGGATGATTTCTATTGTAGCTGCTGCCGGTGCTGGCTTCTTAATTTTCAAGGGTGCCACCATGCTTGCTATTGCAGGTTTGATTGCAGCTAAGATTGCACTTAATTCTTTTGGTGAGACTAGCATTAGGTCTCTTGCCTCTTTTGGCACTGTAAATGTGCTTCTAAAAGATATGGGTGTAAGTGGTGGCGTAGCAACAGCCGGACTCAATATGTTGTCTGGTGGCTTAACTGGGGCAAAGGCTAATATGATTGGCTTTGGTACTGCTGTCAAGGGTGCTGCTGCTGCAATGTCAGGCTTCCAAAAAGCGCTTGGTATTATTGGTGTAGTAGCTTCTATTCTATCGGTAGTTGTCCCTCTAATCATTGAAGCAAGCGAAGCTAACTCTAAACTAGGTAAGTCAATGCTGGAGTCTGCTGGCGGTGCTGAGGCCGTTGCCGATGCAATCCGTAAGGACACAGCTGCTGCTAAGGAGGGTGCTACAGTTTATGGTACACTTACTGCAAAGGTAAGTGAAGCAACTAAGGCTGACCAGGCAAAGACTGATGCAGCAGTGAAGGCTATGGATGCACATAATGCTGTAACTGATAGCTTTGGTGAGGCTGGTAAGGGTGCTGACAACTACTCTACAGCTGCAAATGGTGCAGCAGCAGCCAATGACTCTCTAGCTGCCTCTACAGCAGCTGCTAATACTCAGATTGAAAACCAAACCCTTGCTCTGGGCGAAAATTATGCAATTCTTGCAGCACAGGCGCTAACTAAGTACGGCAGCAATGCTGATAAGAACTTCTGGGCTGAGTATGCTGACCCTGCTAATAGCAAGAACGTAGCAGCTCTTGAGAGTGCCGGCTTTAGTGCTGGTGAGATGATTACCGCATCTATGACAGATGGCATGACTGCTACTGGATACCTTGACAAGTTCCAGGGTATGATTGGTAAGATGAACTCTATCGGAGCCGTAAAGGGTGGTGGAATCCAGAAGGTTGGTAAAGAGTTCGGCTTAACTGCTGAGCAGATGGATAAGCTAACTGTTGCCGCTGAGGCAAACCGAGGAATGATTCCTCGTGCATATGGTCAGTTTGATGAGGCCGCTAAGTCTCTAGATGCAATGAAGGCATCAACTAAGCAAGCTGCTGCCGAGCAAGACCTTATGAAGAAGGCCCTTGTAGAGACTGGCGTATCAGAGGATGCTGCTGATAATGCTGTATCTGGTCTAAACGAGCAGCTAAAGAAGAATCTTGAAGCTGTACTTGCAGTCAGCAAAGCAAACGGAACTCTCGAAAACTCTATGGCTGGCCTTCGCGACACTGTGCAGCAAACTGGCGGAGAGTTTACTACCTTCACGAAGGAAGGTCGCCAGGAGCTTGACGCTTGGGCTACCTACATGGAGAACTCTCTTAGCCAAGCTGAGGCCGCTGGAACTGGCCTTGCTGGTGGTATTCAGTCAATGGTTGATGGCCTTCACGAGATTGAACTTGCTGGCGGAGACGCTGCTGTGCCGTTCCAGCAGATGCGTGATTACCTACAGAACGCCGTAAGCGACTCTGGTTACACTGACCTAAATATATCAACTGCCAAGAATACTGAAGAACTTAGAAAACAGGTCGAAGAGTGGACTAACAATAAGATTGCCACAGAGGGCTCGACCTCTGCTGCTGCTGCCTATGGTAAGCAACTTCTTGCATCACTTCAGCCTGCAAGTAACTTTGCACAGCAATTCCTTCGTGGCTGGGTAGACGACCAGTCTGCTGTTACCGATGAGGTAAATGGAACTAAAGAGGCTCTTGTTACTCTTGGGGACTACGCTTCAAATGTTGCAAGCGTTATTGCTGATGCACTTAACTTCCGCTTTGGTCGTAACAACGGCCTATCTGAAATGCGTACAGCAATTCAAGAGTTTAATGACCGTACAGATGACGCTCGCAAAAAGGTTCGTGACCTTCGAGACGAAATCGCTGGTAAGAAGAATGACAAGGCTGACCTTCAGGCACAACTTGACCTTGCTATTAAGTACGGTGACGCAGCTGGTGCTGAGGATATTCGTAAGCAGATTGCAACTCTAAACGAAGATATTGCTGCCTCACAGGAGGACCTTGCTTACCAGAACGGTATCGCAACTGGTAGCATGGACTTGAACACTCAGGCTGGTCGTGACAACTATGCAGCAGCCCAGGACATCATTCAGGCAAACGCTGACTACGTTCAGTCGTTGATTGAGTCTGGTGCAAGCCAAGATACTGTGAATAAAGCAGTTGCCGATGGTGAGGCAGCCTTCCGTTCACAGATGCGAGCAATGGGTGTAGCACCTTCTAAGATTGATGACCTAGCTGCTGCCTTCGATGACATGAATAAAATCATTGACGAGGTGCCAAACGAAGTTAACGTTGACGCAAATACCGACCCTGCAACTCGTGCTCTACATGAGTTCATTACAAAGGCAAATGATTCAAAGGCTACAGTTACTCTAGATGTGAAGCCGCCTACAAAGGCTGACCGACTAAAGGCACTGCGAGATGAGCGTAAGCGAATTCAGGACACACTCGACAAGCAGAAGGGCCTTCGTGGGCTTGAGGGTGTTAATGCCCAGCTACAGCTACAGGTTGACTCTATCAATGCTTTGATTGCTTCTGGTAACTATGCTTCTGGTGGTTTGATTCGCGGAAGAGGAACACCTACTAGCGACTCTATTCCAATCAACGCTTCTAATGGCGAGTTTATAATGCAAGCATCTGCCGTCAGAGCCTATGGCACCGACTTTATGAACGCAATTAACCAGCAAAAGTTTGGTGGAGCGATGCCGGTTAGCGCAAAGATTGCAGCTGGCGGAAATGGTCCACAAATGGTATACTTGTCTCAAGAGGATAGAAAGCTACTGAGGGCAGCAGTTGACCGCCCAGTTGTTCTCTACTCAAATAACAAGACAATTGCTGAGTCAGCAAATGCTGGCAACAAAGAACTTGCAAGACGAGGAAAGAATTAATGGCAGGCACAGTTTACTTCGGTAACGCTAATTATCAAACCTGGATTAAGGCCCCGGCATCTGGAATGGGTGCTGGGTCTGCTGGTTATTCGGAATCCCTGCAATTCCTAAACGGTGGCGCATCTGTGCGTCGTAGTTCGCAGACGCACCGCGAATTCGCTATGAGCTGGACTGGCTCGATGAATAGTGGTATCGTAGATTCTGACTTGCACGTTGTAAAAGACTTTTACGATGGCATCTATGGCGATGGCCCATTCTACTGGAACGACCCATTTGCGGTTAACCAGAACATTCTTCCACCTAACTGGGCATCTCCTATGCTTGCCAAAAAGGATTGGTCTAAGCTAACCAATACGCTAACACCAACCTTCACTGCCGCTACGGTTGCTAATGGCTTCCCAAGCAAGTATGCTACCTACACCTCTACCGGTGCTTACACAGGCACAGAGAAGTTGGTAGTCATAATCCCAACTGGCTACACCCTCAACTTTGGCTGGCATGGCCCTGCTGCTGGTTCATCTACTGGTATTAGAATTATTCCATACCTACGCTCGACTGGTGCAGCAGGTACAGCACTGAACCCAACTAAGATTACTGCCGGTGGAACTACTCGCACTAACACTACTGTTTCTGGCACTACATACAGTCGAGTTGAGATACTACTAGCAACAGCAGCCGCTGCCACTGTGAATATTACAGCAATGATTGCACAGATTCTACCCAGCTCTGTTTCAGTAGCTACTGGTGGATTTGTTTCTGGTCGCGGAACTAATGCTCTTGAGTTCTCTGACGCACCTGTTATCAACTATATTTCGTCACAGATTAATGATGGTTTCATTGAAATGAGCGCAACTCTAACTGAGGTATTATAATGACAGTATCCTTGCAGGTTACAGGCAATGGAAAGTTTCAACCAAATCGTGATGGTGACTTTGTATCCAGCTACTCACTAACTGAAGATGCGACTCCACTCAGTGTGATTGATACTGCCGCCGCTATTCCAACGATGAATATAGACGGTAAGTCTAACAATGTTGAAACGCTCGGATTAACTCACCCGACCAGCCTTTTGCTGCTTGATAACGGTATTACACTAACTGACTCTTCTAGAGGCTCGTTTTCTGGAAAGATTACAGATGTTAGTATAACTGGTGAAAGCGTATCAATTACAGCGCAGTCTATCTTTGAGTCCCTAAACTCAGAAAAGACAGCGCTTCCTTTTAATGGCTTTATAGGTGGAGCGTTTGCGGAATACCTAGAGCTTGCTGGAGTCACATCTGCTCACTATGATATTGATGAATCTTACGACGCTGAGACTACGGCTAATGAGGCAATTTACCCAGGCTGGACAGGTAAAGTTTGGGATTACTTAAAACTGCTTTGTATTGCTGTTGGTGCCGAGATTAGCTTCAATTCCGACATTCTTTACGTTAAGCCTAGAAACGGTCGCTCTATAAAGCTGGATAATGTCACTAATGATTCAGTGTCGGTAATGATGCCAACCGAATCTAAAGCAGTATCCTTCGAGTTCCTAGATACTAAGTATGTAACCAATGCAATCTTAAAGTGCTACGCTGATTCTAATGATGACGGCACTGAAGGCATTGACGTAAATGAGACTAGAGAAATCACAATTGAATCACCAATCTCTCTCGCCTCTGTGAATCAGCCAGCATACACAAACACTGTCCCGGAAAGCCTAATCCGCTATACCGAGCCAACCTCGATTGGTTCAACTCCTGACTCTGGCGACTTAAATGGGTTCTACTGTTTCGTGAACTCACGAGCCAATAAAGTTACTTCGGGGGTATTGGAATCTACTGGCGCAAGTGTCAGCGTCTCTATTGACCCAGATAACTCATACAATGCTGTGGTTAAAATCATTGGACCAAACGTAGCTCTTGACACCCCCTGGGAGCTAGTCTTCAGTAATACTGGTGACCGCAAAGAGCAAGCACTAATGATTACCGGCACTGGCGTTCACTCTCGTGGCCGCAGTTATAACAAGACCGATAAAGTGTTTGACTCGACTATGTACCAGCTTCCTACTGGACTGTCTGTTGGTGATGATGTTACCGACTACAGTAATAATCCATTCCTTTCAAATAAGGGTGCGCTAGTTAGAACTGCGAGTTATTCAGCTAAAGAAGCTGGTGGCCCAAAGGTTCAGATATCGCTTACTACTGATATAATTGAAGAAGCGGAAGGTCAGGAGTTTAGCTACGTTCCTGGTGCTATTGTAGAATACGGTAGAAGCAAGTATCGTGTAGATAATGCAACTTACTCATATGGCTCAGTTGATATCTCAGCAACTCAGCACGTCACATTTGCAGACTTTAACGCAAAATGGGCAGGTAAACTATATTCTGATTTTAATAGCACTATGTTCACAGAAGCTGCTGCCCCTGCAGAGTTTATGAAATATAGCGACCACGCTATCATCCCACTAATGGAGCCAATCTAAAATGAGCAGACCAAAAAGCAATGCACCTAGCAACATGGCCCCTTGGGTCAAAGCTACCGAAAAAGATATAGACGCGCTTCAGCGTAAAGTTGCTGACATTGAAAGGTCTGCGACAGGACCTACATCTAGTAGCAGCATTGGCGTTGGTTCCGCTGAGGTTATATCTATTGCACAGAGTGTCGAAGGTGCTATTAGCGCAACTCTATCTAATGTGTCTTTTGATACTGATACTACTATGGAATCAAACCTTCAGATTGATGGCACACTTTCAGTTGGAAACGCAACACGCTTTCAACTGGTTGACGTGGGTGGCATTATGGAGTCGCTTCCTTATGAGGCACCTAGCTTCTCTATGACAGGTGCGGATGAAGTTGTAAACCCTGTCACAGGTGCTACTGAATTCACTCCTGGCTATCTAAGCCTTAATGACGTTGAGGTCACTGGCTCGAATATTCATGGCATCATCAATGCTAGTGGTCTTAAACTGCATATGCAGGACAAGGGTGGAACATGGTACTATCCAGATGAGATTAGGTCTAATCTTCAGGGTGTAGATGGTTTTATGACCATAACTGTTCTCGGTAATAATAAGCCAGATGCGTATGTAGTTGGTGCTTATATAGCGATTATCAATGGTGGGGTTTATACCACACCAAAGACTGCAATCTATGCGGTGAGCTATGATGTTCCAAGCGATTTACTATCTATCACCGTAGCAACACCTTACACTGATTTTGTGGCAAGTGGTAACGCTGTTATTATGCAAACATTCGGGTATGATGCTATTCCTAATACTATCGAGCTTTATAACGAAGAAGGTGTCTTTGGTACTGATTACACCTATATCAGCAGTCGTGGAGTATACGTTGGCACAGAGGAGCAGCCACCTGCAACTGGGCCTACATATGGATTTGCTACAGTTCAAATTACGCCAACAGGAATCACTACCTCTGAAGTGTTAACTGCTACTGGATTAGTTGATGCTGGCCTTCTTGACGTTGGTGGTGGCTACGGTTCGACTGGTACTACCATCGACGCAGATGGAAACATAACTACTAATGGTTACCTAGATGTTGACTCAAGTGTTAGAGTCGGTGGTGGCTATGCTGCCAACGGAAGCGGAACTACTCTTGGTAGTAATGGTAGCATTAGCTCAAATGGTAATATGCTAGTTGAGGGGACTGCTACATTCCAGGGCACTACTCTTGTGCAAACAGCAAGCGGTAACGGTGCAAGAGTGTATGTATCTGATAGCTCCGCTGCTATCGGTGGTTTTAGACCGTATATAGCAGGCACTGGAGATGCTACCGCTGACTTCCTTTGGAATAATACCACTAGCGCATGGAACTCTGACCAAGGTCTCTCGACAAATGCAAGAACAGGCGTTGCAGCAACACAGGCGGCTGGTGTGCACTTGCACCCAGACGGCTATGGACTTTTCACGCGTAGCAATGCTACTGTGTGTTATATTCACCGTTATGGAACAAGCGGAACCTCAGTCATGGTGCAATTCCTTTATAACGGAGCTAACAATGGTACAATCAACGTCGCCTCTGGTGGTACACCAGCATTTGCCTCTGGTTCGGATTACCGAATTAAGGAAGATGTCCAGCCTGTAACTGATGCTCTTGAGCGCATGAAGGGTATCCAGGCTTACACATTCCGCAAGATTAAAGAAGTTGACCCTGAGCAAAACCTACAGACAGGTTTCATTGCACACGAGGTTGCAGCTGTGCACCCAGAAGCCGTTATTGGTGAGAAGGATGCCGTTGATGAAGACGGAAATCCAGAATACCAGCAGGTTATGGATGCTAAACTTACTCCACTGATGGCGCAGGCAATCAAGGAACTCATCCTAAAGAACGAAGCTCTTGAGGCTCGTATCGCAGCTTTAGAAGCCAGATAAGGTAGAATATATATATGACAGCTTTTACAACACATTACAACATTGAGTACCCAACAGCAAGCGACAGTATTGCTCCGCTTAACGAAGCGTTCTCGACAATGGCTACCGATATTGATACAGTTCTTAATACTAACCTGGGTCCAATTGCAGGTAAAGTGCAGACTTATCTTTACAGGGTTACTAATACTACTGCACTTAACGCATTGACCGGCATGGTTGTCGGCTCTTTTGCTTTTGTTGAAACTGGCGCAGATGGCACATGGGAACAGCACGTTTACCTTGGCTCCGGAGACGGCTGGAAGGTTACTAATAAACCCTGGACTACATACACCTACACTAACCCGACAAACTTTACTGTAAACATTTCACGTTATAGAATCTCGGATGGTATTGTAACCGTTCAGTTTAAAGCAACAAAAACAGCTGGAGCCGCTGGTGAAACATCATCCGCAACCAGCACAACGATTACTCTACCGACAAATGCACCCGCATCTGCAAGCATTGACAGCTTGTCTACCGTTGGTTATGGAACATATAAAGCTGGCAGCACCGGTTACCCAGTTGGCATTGTCGGTAACGCTACCACTACAAACGTAAAGGCTATGGTTTTCGCTGGAACAACTGGCGCATACAGAGCACTGACTCAAAGAACTTCGTCAACAAACGTTCCACCTATTAGCATTAACGACATTATCTACGCCGAGTTCTCATACGAAAAGGCATAAAATGGTTGACTTAAATTACTACGAACCAGTTAAGGGTCCTGGCGCAGAACGCCGAGACGAGCTAGGTAACTTTGCTCCATACCGTTCACAGCCTCATCGAGGTTGTGACTGGGGCTTTAAGAATGGCTCAGAGAAGAAGACTATCTACGCAATCCGCACTGGTCGCGTTACCTTTGCTGACTGGAACGATGCTCTAGGTCATACCGTAATCATTAAGTCTGCCGATGGTGTTCACGTCGAGTATAACCACATGAACGAAAAAGCCCCTGTGAAGGTTGGTGATGTTGTTTACGGTGGTAAGACTGTTGTTGGTCGCATTGGCTGCACAGGTAGCTCTCTATCTGCATCTCACGCTTTCCACCTACACGCATCAGCTGCTAAGTTCCATACCCCACACGCCGCACCTCGCGAGAAGCTCATTGACCTCTTTAAAGAGATTGATAAGAGCAAGAAGAAGAAGGTTGTCGCTAAGGTTGGAGTAGTCGCTGCAAAGGCTCAGAAGGCCGTTTCAGTGGCTAAAGCAGCTGAGATTAAAGCGGCTAAAGCTCCGGCCAAGAAGGTGCCAGCAAAGGCTTCTGCGACCACCCATACTGTGAAGCGTGGAGAGTCTTACTGGGGTATTGCTCAGAAGTATAAGATGGACTTTAAAGTCCTCCAAAAACTAAATGGAAATAAACCTCTTGTTCCAGGTCAAACACTGAAACTGAAGTAATGAAGAATATATTTAATAAAAATGGGCTGCGGATTATTTCCGCAGCCCTTCTTTTGTTTGCTGGCTCTTTTGCAGCCATGCCATCGTTTGCTGATGAGGCTAATAACGTGAAGCTGGATGTGTATACATTTAGTTCAGACTTCCTTTACCCAGAGCGCAATCCCGACACGATGACATTCTGCGCTACCACCTATACTGCTAATATACAAGCAGACTGGGGTGGCAATGATATCCTTGGCTGTGGTAATGACTTCGTAGCAATTCATTACACAGGTGCAATGACTTTTGCGTCTGATACTCCTGTTTATCTCATGGCTATTGCAGATGACGGATTTAGCATGACCCTTGATGGCGTATCAGTAATTGAAGACTGGTCTCTAAAGGGCTGTGGCGGCTCTGTGAACGCTTTTACACCAATAGCCAACCATTCATATGTTCTAGATGCCTGGTTCTATGAGTATGGTGGTGGAGCCTGCTCTACCTTATATATGCTGCCTCTTGATGGGGTCTCGGGCTGGGATATTGTTCAACCTAGCGCCTTTACTCAACCAGTTGTTGAGCCAACACCAGAGCCGACAGTTGAACCTAGTCCCGAGCCAAGCGTTGAGCCTTCTCCTGAGCCAACTCAGCCTTCTCCAGAACCGTCGCCAGAACCAGAAACACCAAGCCCAGAACCAAGCCCAGAGCCGACTGAGCCACCAGTGACATCTTCGCCTGAACCCCAGTTATCACCAGAACCAGTGGTAGAAAACACAATAGAACCAGAACCGACCGTAGTAGAAATACCTTCAACTGAACCTCCTATAGAAAACGTCGAAGAACCTATTATAACACAGGAAGAGCTTGTGGCCCAGCTTGCTGAAGAAGCGGAAGCTGATGACCCAGAAGTGCCGGAAGAACTGGCATCTATCCCTCTTATTGGAAACGCAGCAGTAGCTGTATTGGAGGCATTTAATGCTCTTGGTAATCTTGGTGCTGACATGGCTCCGGAAGTTAGGGCGAAATCAGAAAAAGTAGTAGTGGGCGCAATTATCGCAGGTCAAATTGCACAGGTAGCAGCAGCTTCTAGCGTTGCGGCAAGTGCCTCTACAAGAAAGAATAAGTAATGAAGAATTTTCTTAAGGATATGCTTGACCAGGCATGGACACTTGTTGGACTCGGCACAGCGTGGCTTGTGCTTGAGGGTTCAGCAAAGACCGTAACTGGAAATCTTATTTTAATTACCCTTGGTATCTGGGTCATAACATACCGCATCCGTAACCCAAAGGAATAATATGATTAAGTTTCTGAAGTTAGTAAAAGAATCGCGCAATAAAAAGACGAGAGACATGGCCTACCGTTCAGCTCAGATTTACTACAGCGGAAGAGCGAAGACAGCTGGCGAGTTTCAAGCCTATCAAAGAGGCTTTATTAACGCTTATTCTACGGCCTACATAAAAGCCGCAAGAAAACATAATAAGGTATAATAGTAAGAGTATACAATGGGCGAGATTGGATAAATAACATGATTATGGACATCATTCGCCGCACCATTGCGGTAATTGTTCTTAACGTCACCAGCGCATTTGTTGGTGGTTCATTTATCGGTCTTGAGGTCTGGCAGTCTGCTCTAATGGCAGGTATTGCTGGTGTAATGGGTGTAGCTCAGGAGCTATCTCGTTCATACCTTAACGACGGTATCTTGGACATTGACGAAATTAACCGAGCCTTCGGAAACGCTGCTGCAAAGCACGAGCCAGAAGAGGACTCAGAAGAACTATAATGCCAGAAGACACCACAGACGTTACAATACTCATCGCGATTGGGCGCATTGAGGAGAAAATCACTAACGTGCAACAATCACAAGAACGTGTAGAGAAGAAACTCGATACTCACGATGCTCGACTAACTACTGTGGAGCACGACATTACACAATTGAAAACACAGCGAGAAAACAAAGCTGCATCAGTAGCTCTGTGGCTTGCAGTAGCAGCTATTGCTGTGTCGGTAATCACAAGCCTACTACCGTAGGAACGTAATACCCGACAAGATAAAACCCCTACGCCGAGGTGACGTAGGGGTTTTGCTTTACCTAGATTAAAGGAAGAATCTCTTTATCTAGAAACGCTCTTGGCTTTGCACCTTGAAGACGATAGATTTCATCGCCATCACTTAGCAAAGCAAGAACTGGAATTGAGGTGATGTTATTCTCAACTGCAATCTGTGGAGTAGAATCGATATCAACTTTGATTAGTTGAATCTGTGGATTGTCCTCTACAAACTTTTGCACAATTGGGCCAAACATACCGCATGGCTGGCACCAAGGTGCCGAGAAATAAACTAACTGTTTCATGGTGCTACCCTTCCGTTGTTGACAAACGCCTTATATGTAATTGGCATACGCTTTGCAAACCAAGACTCCATGCCATTAGCAACCCAAGCGATTTCTTCCTGTGGGAATGATGGGTAAGTGCCTTGCTCTAGTGAGCGTAGAGACAAGAAGTTCATTAGGCTTCGTGCGTTCATTGTGACATACATTGACGAGTAGATATTCACAGGGAGTGCCATACGAGCAACTTCTCGTGCAACACCTTCTTCTAGCATCTTCTCATAGATTTCGTATGCGTCTTCGCTATTGGCTAACAGAGCTTCTTTGACTAATGCCGACTGCTCCGTTGTGCCTTCTTCAAACGTATATGCACCAGGCTTACCAACCTGCACCAGTGGTCTATCTTCAGCTGGAATATAGAACACTGGCTCTAACTGCTTATAGCGACCAGATTCTTCGTTGTAGGAAGCAATGCGGTGACGCATGAACTCACGAAATACAAAGATAGGTGCTTCAATGCGGAACGTAAAAGCATTATGCTCAAATGGAGAACCATGACGGTCACGCATCAGGTAGCTAATCAGCCCAGCGTCTCTATCTGAGCTGTCTGACGCACTGCCACTTGATACACGAGCCGCACGAACTACAGAATTGTCATCGCCCATCGAATCAATTAGCTCGACTGTCATATCAGAACGGAATTTAATCTCGGTCATTTGTCATCTCCAATCTTTCGATTTCACGACTTAGATACCATCGAGCCTTTTTGAGGTCCTCTAGCTCCTTGCCCTTATATGGTGCTCGTAATACATACTTTATAACATTGCCAAGACAAAACCCCATATGCTCAGTTATTTGTATTGTTTCAATTCCGCTAGGATGAGATAGATAGTGCTTGGGATGGTTTACCTGTTCAGCTCCCTGTTGACCCAAAACCAGCCTCACCTCGCTGAGTGTCAGATAGCTCATCAATAAGTTCAAACTCTGCTGTCTCGAACTTCTGAATCACTAGCTGTGCGATACGTTGACCTGGTTCTAGTTGTAGCGAGTGACTTCCATGATTAATCAATAGAACCTTAATCTCACCTCGGAAGCCAGCATCAATTGTGCCTGGCGCATTAGTCACAGTCAAGCCATGATTCATAGCCAAGCCTGAGCGAGGATGAATCAAGCCAACATAGCCCTCTGGAATCTCAATCCATGTACCAGTCGGTGCGATTGCTCGTGCGCCGGAGCGCAAGTGCAGAGACTCAGTTGTAATGAGGTCTGCACCTGCATCTCCAGGCTTACCATAGACAGGGATATTACCCTTAATCTTTACTTTCATATTTCCTCCTTATTTCTAGTATGGCTTACGACCGCTTCCAGTCATCACCCATAACTTTGCTCCAGTATTTAGCTCTTTAATTCCAGCAAGAATTGCTCTGTTATTATCTGTAAAATCAGTAAGACCTAGGCTCTTGATAAGTGCTGCCTTCTTCTTTATGATATCAGCTTCTCCACCAGATACAAAATGAACTCGTGTACAGTTTGGAAAATTAACTGAAACCATCTCGCTAACCGCACGATGAATTTCTGGCGAATCTTGTTGTGCTGTTATGATTACAAAATCACCTTTTGGGCGATAAAGAATCTTTGCTGAACCAATTGCCGAAACGATGTTACCAGACTTGTAATTGATATGAACAAGTGTATCTGCTAAGTCAAATCCCTGCATTATTCCTCCTATTTCTTCTTATCTGTTGCATAAAATCCAGAGCCATTAAAGGTGACTACTGGTGCGTTGAACACTCGCTTTAGTATTGTATCACAGGAGGGGCAGCTTACCAACTTCTGCTCCTCGGTGATTCCTCGACTCTCTGTATATCGAGTATCGCATGGCTCACACTTATATTCGTAAACCGGCATTAGCCCTCCTCAAAATCGACTGAGAACAATTCTCGACATCTTTCGCATGGTGTCTCCGGGGTATCAAGACCGCATACTGAATCGCAATGCTCACAGCCAAAGCCGAAGTCATCTGTAATTCGATATACTGCATTACCACACGCACAGATGTATTGAATAGTTAGCTCAACGCCTGAATCTTCATCGTAGATTACGTCTGTGTAGAAAATCAAGTGAGTATCAGAGTGCCCAGTAAACAAACCGTTAGGCTTGCGTACTGGGGCAACTTCTAATACTACTTTTTTCTTTTTGAACAGACTAGATAGAACGGTAATTAGTCTTTTCAATTGACTCATTACCTCTCATCCACTTGCCACAGTCTCGACACTGGAAGCGCTGGTAGGTGTGAGTTACTGTTCGAGTAACACCACGCTTCTCAAGATTGGTAGACGCACAGTTGGTGCACCCGTCTTCTACGCCTTCGTGTAGTCCAGCATGAGGGTGATTCTTAATCCAAGGCTTTAGGATTTCATAAAGGTCAATCAGTAGGTTCACATCCTGAATCTGATATTCCTTCATCTCCTTCCATGCCTTTTTATCTCCAGCCATACACTGAGTCCACAACTCGAAACCTGAGTGCTTAACCTTGGCTCCGACACCTAGCTTCTGTGAAACATAATCTAGTTTGTTTGATGGGAACTTGAACTGAGATTTGACGACTCGCATGAGGTCGAGTTCTTTGTAAGGTGATGGTGGTAGGTATCCGTTCTCAACGAACTCTCGCTTAATGTGCTTTGAGTCGAACGCTTGAGAGTTCCATCCAACAAGGACATCGGCTTCTTCCATAAGAGCGTGAAGTTCATCTAGCATACCTTTCTTGCCATCGTGGTGGACTGACTTGAAGATTACCTTCTTAGTTCCAGCCCATCGAGCACCGAAACAGATAACTTCCGTTGAGTCAACCATCTGAGTAATTGCGACATTCTGTTGCCATAGCCCCCAGACATAAGCCAGATTTGGGCTTGTTTCTAGGTCTAGAAATAGAATCTTCATTTAATCCCTCCATCCAAGTTCGAGTATTCCTTTATGTTTATTGTTTCTCAAGTATATCACAAGATGCCTCACAGCATCGTTTCGGTGAGGCTTACCTGGCTCGTAGACCTCAAGCCCCATTAGCCTCATATCAGTCACCAGTGGCTTCAACTTAGGCTCTTGGTAGATAATTTCAGTTGTCGGATATAGGGCCTCTAGCGCACCAATGATGTACACTGGCGACAGGTCTGCACCATAGATTCCCTCACGCAATGTAAAGGACTCGCAGATAATTTTATCAATTGGATAATCCTCTAGCACATCCCAGTGAAAATCTAGGAAGCCTTTGAGGCTACCGGCAACTTGGCCTTCTCGAACTTTTGCAATGTAGCTTCCGTCGTCAGCTATGTCCCACAGGGCATAGCCAGTAGTGCCACCTGGGTCAAGACTCAATACTAATGCCATTTGCTTTTGCCTCCTCTGTGAATATCTCATACGGTGTCTTCATGCTCTGCTTGAATTCGTGAATCATCTTCCATTGGTGACACTGCTTTGCAAGCGCATCAACAGAGCCATTCTCGTATCGGTTAGCATGAAAGTCAAGTGCTTCCTTGTTGAATTTTACTTCATCGAATTTTGCTTTGCGACTCTTTAGGTCAGCCATTGATTCCTCCATTTACTTGGTGCGTGGTTATCTTCGACGTACAGTCTGTCGTCGGGGTGCTCGTATAGTCTAACTATGTGGATGCATGGCTCGCCATCTTCCCATTCATCATCCTCTTCACGAGTTGTCGGTAGTCCGTCATGTGTGTAGCACACAGGAGGGCCAGCCCAGTTATTCTTGATGCCTATTTCAATCCATTCATCAAAGTTCATCTCATCTCCTTTATTTTCTTACTAATAGTGCCTTGATTAACGCCAGTGAGTTTTTCCACCATGCCTTGAGATGTTCCTTGCCCAACTGCGTCAGCGATAAGCCTGAAGTCAGTAGAAGAATCAGCCCTACTAATAAGGATAGTACGGAGAATGTCAAGAGTTCCAACATTTAGTTTGCCTCCTGTCTTGTTGTTTTTGCCAATCAGTTTACTAATTGTCGAGTGCTGGATTGCACCGTTTGTAATTGCAGACAGCTGCCTGCTGGAGAATATCTCAAGTTTACCAATGCGAATAATCGCTTCAATAATCTCGGACTTCTCCAGCGAGGCAATGTTGTCTCGAAGCCAGATGGCTTCATTTAGAGCCTGAGCAACACGCATTTCCTGTGCTCTA